CAGACCATTGGCAATTACACCGACCCCATGACCGTTAAAAGGCAGGCCGAGGGCGACGGAAACAAAGCCATGGAGCGCGGGCTCGTTATCGAAGTATGGCTAAGGGACACGCGCAAAAAGACTGAAAAGCTCACGCAGCCATTTATCAATCCGGAAACAGGGGAGCAGTTAAAAGACGAAACCGGCAAAGATCTAATCATTGAGGCATCGGAGACAACTCAGGTTTACCCGGACGGCGTTAGAAAGATCACCATAACAGGCAGCAAGGACGCCAAAAACAAAAGCGGCATCATCGTACTGGACGATTCAGCCAACCCGAATATCAACCCGGCATTACCGATTGAACAGGCACAAAACACCTATCCATGGGGCAAACTGCCCATCTATCACGCCAATTCGTACAAAGACGGGATCACCATCTACGGTTTCGCCGCTGCTGAACAGGTGGGGGATTTGCTGGACAAGATCAATCTCATCCTCATCAAGCTCGTTGCCTATGTCATCAACGTCATGGCGCCACCCCTGATCATCCAGAAACATTGCGGAATAACGCAGGCGGATATCGAAAGCAACCTGGCCAAGTCCGGCCGGATGATTCTCATGCCTACCGTGCCGAATGCCCGGATTGAGTTTATGCAGATCCCGAACCTTCCGGAAACATTCTTCCGGGTATTGGATTTAATCGTCAGATTCTTTGACCGGGTTTACCAGATCGAGGAAGCAGACAGAGGCGAGGCACCGCGGGGTGTCATTGCAGCGTCAGCCATTGTAGCACCTCAAGAGCGCAATCAGGTGTTGATGCAGACCAAGACGACCTCGATTGACAGCCTTGTGGAGCAGCGTAGCCGTTGGGCGATAGGTCTATATCAGAATTTCGGCACGACTGAGGACACGGTAAGCGTCAACGGGACAACCGAGGTGTTCCAAGGGATAGCGTTTGCCGGCAGGAAATACGGCTATGTCGTTGAGGCAGGGAGCACCACGCCAAGAACCAATTTGCAGATTCAGGAAATGGCTACCGGATTGGCAACACAGGGATTCATTGACCGGAGAGCATTGCTGGAAGTCCTCAATTTCCCCGGCTGGAAAGAGATCGTGGAGCGGATGGGAGAAAACCAACTTGATCAGGCGTTAAACATTCTGGTTCAGGCCGGTATGCCCATCGAAATGGCGCAGCAGTTAAAAATCACATTGGCACAGACACAAGGCGGCCCCGGTGACGCAACACAACAACCGCCTCAGAATACACCACAGGGAGGGTAACATGGCCATATTGTACCAATACGAATGCAGGTGCGGCAAAAAAATAGAGAAGCTGATGAAGCCTCAGCGAGTACCAAAGCGCGTAAGATGCGACTGCGGATGGATGGCCAAGAAGGTTATCAGCTCCGGAGGCATCCAGTGCGACAGCGTGAACGATGTGAGTTGGCTCCCATCTGCCTGCCAGACCTTGCAGAAACACGGGGAGCCGCCGTTGCAGTCGAGGACGGAGTATCTTTCTTATCTTAAGAAAACTGGCCAGGTCTGCACAGGGTAGGGAATGGACGAAAAACAGAAAAAAACCTTAAATGAAATCATGAAAATAATTGAAATGCAATTTATTTCCTTGATTTCTGAGAGAAAGAATGGCAAGATAGAAGCGCAGGTTGAAATAAACTTGTGCGGAAACAGCAACATTGGCTCCGTTAATTTTGTTTTTATAGAAAAAAAGAAAAGGATTTTTTAAGCATGAGATAGCGACATAACGGGACTTAAAACCTAACCGATAGGAATTTTAAAGCCGGAATTTGTGGATTAACCATCCATGAGTTCCGGCTTTTTTATTTGTTTTTTACCAAAGATCGGGCAGCTCAGCCATCGGTCCGCAAGGGTAGCCGAAATTCTACTGAGTCCGGGAAATGGAGAGAGAATGGAACAAGAAGGCACAAATGTAGAGCAGGGGACAGAGGACAAGGGGATTGGAGGTACGGGCTTCAAATCAGCAGATGAGCTGGCAGCGGCTTTTATCAAGGAACAAGGGCAGCGCACAAACTTGGAGCGTAAATTGGGCGAACAAGGAAGCGAATTAGGTTCTACCCGCAAGCAGGCCGAAACACTGGCCAACACGCTTAAGGAAGTTCTCACCAAGAAAGAAGCAGCCGCGAAACCCGCCGGTCCGGATTACGACACGGAAATCGCCGGAGTCCAGAAGGCAATTCAGGAACTTGACCCCATGGCAGACGGTTATCAAAAGACCTTATCTGGCCTGGTAGCAAAGGCCACGAAGATTGCAGCCATTTCTCAGCACGAGAAAACGCTGAACGCAGCCGGAGAGATGATGAAAAAAGAACTCTCTGACCGTGACCAAAAGGCGCAGACCAAGGCTTTTTACGATGCCAACCCTACGTTTAACACACCGGAGATGCAGGCGAGGATTAAGGATTACCTCGCCAATGACAGAACCGGCATGTCTGATCCACTTGTGGCCTTCCGGGAGATTGAACGCGACGACGCGCGAGCGCAGTTGAAGCAAATCTCCGATCAAAACGCGGAAATGCAACGGGCTCTTGACCTTGTAAAAGGCAAGAACGAAACCGGGAAAGTTATCGTCAAGGGGCAAAGTCCCCAGGGCGTCACCAAACAACCAAACAATCTTACCGGCAGAGACAGAGACGCGGCCATGGCGGAAGCACTGGCTAAACTCAATGGCTGATCGGTAAAAGAATAGGAGTATTATCATGGCTTTAGAAAATCAATTAAATGCAACCACAGCGGTTTACTGGCTCTCAACGAAACCGGAAGATATTTTAAACACAGCATCCGCACTGCTTTGGAAACTGATGGGCAATGCTCGGATTAATGACAACTGGGAAGTGAAACCCTATGAGACCGTCGATGGCGGCTCCATGGTCAAAGTCCCGCTGAAATATGCGAACTCAAACCACGGCGCTTACGGTGCCGATACGGTTATTAATCAGTCCAAAGTAACCATCATTGATGCGGCCCGCTTTGGATGGGGTGGCGCTTACGGTTCCAATACCCTGAATCTTGACGACAAAATCAAAAACTCCGGCTCCGAGGCCATCGTTTCTCTGACCAACGAGTATATGGCCAGCATCAAAGAGTCGGCCCGTGTCGATATGGCGTCTCAGATCATGGGCGCAAAGGGAACCACGGCAGGAATTAACGGTCTTCTGGACCTGTTTAACATCACCGCCGCTGGCGTCGAAGGCGCAACGTCCGTTGAATACGGCGCTATCGCAGAATCCACCATGTCCGACTGGAAATCCAACGTCATCACGACCGCTGAATCCATTTCCTTTGAAGTGCTTCAGAAGGTTTTCCGTGAGCCTGCTATGGGCGACGTTGACAAGAAGCTGCCGAATTTCATTGTCACCACGGCATTGTTGAAAGACGGTTACGAGCGGTCCCTGCATCCTCAGCAGCGTTATACCGACACCAGCATGGTTGAGGCTGGCTGGGAAAACATCAAGCACAAGGGCGCTCCGATTGTCTCTGACTCCGGCGTACCGACCGGCTGGCTGTTCGCTCTGAACCTCAATTACCTTTCCCTCCGAGCGCACAAAGATTTTAATTTCACCACGCCGGTATGGGTCAGCAAGGAAGTTCTTGGACAACCGGATATCGTGTCGGCAAACACCCGCTGGGTGGGCAATTTATTTTGCTCCAACCGCAAGATGCAGGTCTTACATAATAATTTAACTGAGCCTACTTAGTTAGAGACAACAGGGGATAGGGACTTAAGCCCGAACCCCGGAAGCCTTACCGGTTTCCCCTGTTTAACTAAAGGCAGATATTGAAAGGCAAATATTATGAAAGAAATACAGTTAACAAACGGCGGAGTGACGCAGGTGAGTGAAGAAGATTTTGATGAACTCAATAAGTATAAATGGTTTTCCCATAAAGAAGGGAACACGGCTTATGTTTGGCGGCACGAGAAAAGGGGATTTCGTCAATACGGGAAGGTTAAGATGCATAGGCAGATATTAAACCCTAAAGAATCAGATCACGTTGACCACATAAACGGCAATGGGCTTGATAACAGAAGAGATAATATTCGCGCATGTTCGTGCAGTCAAAACCTGATGAATAGGCAAAATCATCGTCCAACCACATCTGGCTACAAGGGCGTTTCGCTCCACAAGAGAAACAAAACATGGAGAGCAACGATTAACCTGAACGGCAAGCAAATCTACGCCGGATGTTACGCCACGCCAGTTGAAGCCGCCCTCGCGTACAACGCAAAAGCGATTGAATTGTTCGGAGAGTTTGCAAGACCGAACGTAATATAAATCCTTACACTGGATGATTGCAGTTTGAGAATCATCGAAAGGAGAAAACATCATGGAAAGAGTATTAACAGTAGGAGGTAATCAGGCATCTAAGCCGATTTCCGATTTTTTAATGGTCAACGATTATCAAGGCCCCAAAGCAGGCCAGTATTACGTTGATTTGAACGTTGCGGCGACCGGAGCAGGATCTCCGGATCACCCGTTTGCTACCATCGCTGAAGCAATTACGGCAAGTAATGCCAGTATTGGCCTTGCAGCAAACCGCTGGTGGGCGCGTAGAAACAAGATTTTTGTTTGCGGTGATGGAATAGAGGAAGATATTACCGTGCTCCCAGAAAAGTGCGACATCATTGGATGCGGGTC